GATTCGGTTACGTCGAGTCCCCTCCCGTGATCGAGCGAATCGACAGGGGCGAGGCGATCACCGAGGACGCCTACCGCGCAATCGCCTACAGCGTCACGAACCTGACCTGGGGCAAGGCGATCGGATTCCACGAAGAGGACGTGGAGGACTTCCAGCTCGGCGACCTCCGCGAAATGTCGCGCAAGCTCGCGATCCGCGCGGCCCAGCTCCCCGAGCAGGTGTTCTTCCAGATCCTCACGGCGGCCTCGTCCGCGCTCCTGCTGAAGGGCATTCCGACCGCCCCCGACGGCGCCGCCCTCTTCGCCACCACGGCGGGTGGAAGCGCTCGCTTCGGCGCCACCGACGGGAACCTCCTGACCGGCTCTGGCGTCGCAACCGCCGAGTCGATCCGCACGGACTACTGGACCGCAATGGAGCAGTTCAAGTTGTTCCAAGACACCGAGGGCGAGCCTCTCCTGAGCGACGACGACAGGGACGGCGGCGTGACGGTGATCTACGGCGCCGCGAACGAGGAAGCCTTCCGGGAAGCCTTCTTGCAGGGCCGCACGGTCCAGGCCGGCACCTCGACGAGCAACACGGGCGGCTCGGTCAGCAACACGATCCTCGAGAGCGGGCTCAAGGTAACGCTGTGGAGCACGCAGCGGATCAGCGACAACGACTGGTTCGTGTTCGCCGACAAGGTGGCGCCCAAGGCCGTGTTCGAGACCGTGCGCCGCGCCCCGCGCATGATCGACGAGACGCGCGACAACAGCGAGCGCGCGCGCCGCTACCGCATGCTGGCGACCCTGCTGGACATGCGCGCCGGCTACGGAATCAATGCCGCCTACGGCGCCGTGAAAGTGAACAACTGAGTTCAACAAGCCGCCTAGAGGGCGCGCGCTCGTAGCGCCTGACCCCGCGGGTAAGAGCAAAGAAGGAGGCCGGCATGGCCTATCAACTCGCCGAAGGAGAAGCCCTCTACCGGATCGGCGTCAACGCTGATTGTCCGGTGCACGGGGTCTGCCTCGCGGGGCAGAATTTTACTCGCATGTCGGAGAAGGTCTCGGGCTACGGCGCCGAGACCGTGCGCGAGCCGATCCGCGGGTCCATTGTGATCATGCGCAAGGGCCAGCTCGAGAAGTGTATAGAGGCGGCCAAGCACAAGCTGATTCGCCACACCGACGGGAAGCGCGCAAGGGCGCGGATCGTGGACACGCGAAACAAGCGGTTCCGCTCGGTGGCCGGTGACCTCCCCGTGAGCGCCTACGTCTACGCCGAGAAGATCACGCCGGCGAACAACCCGCATGCGGAGGTCAAGCGCCCGACGTTCGCCGACATGGACACGCCGGAGAAGGCGCCCGAGAAGGCGCCAGCGAAGGCCGAGAAGCCCGCCCGCGAAGAGTCTCCCTCGGATTTCTTCGCCCCGAAGCCGAAGCGCGGCCGCCCTCGAGGCAGCAGCCGAAAGTAGAGCGCCATGAGCTCGCCGACCGTCGCGCAAATGGATACGCAACTGCAAAACGCAGTCGCGTATCTGGATCACCTCCTGGCGGCGCAGACCGTCGCCGCCGACGAGGAGACCTACATGGCCTCCGTGGTCAGCGATTTCCGGCCAGCGCAGGCGCAGGGCGCCAGGTTCATGCGCGGGAAGCTCGCGCAGGCTCTAGGCGCAGGGCGAAGCGTCCTCGGTCCGGTCCTGTCCGCCTACGCGCACCACGTCGTCGGGACGCCTGAGCGGACGGCGCAACGCGCGCTCGACCGGATCTATCAGTATTTCGAGGACAACAACAAGCACGTCGTCAGCCGCGGGGTCACCTACGGGACGCCGACCAGCTTCAGCGCGGGCAAGGGCCAGCTCTACCGCCTGACCGTGGACGAGAACGGATACGACCTCGAGGCCGCCTTCATGGAGGTCAAAACGGTCAAATGCCTGCGCGACGAGAACACGGGCGCGAACAGATACGAGGAGGTTTTCGAGTTCCGCGGGGCGAACGCTGGGATCGACGCGCTGGACGCGACGGGCTCGGGTCAGTTGCGCCAGGACCGAACGGCAAAGACGAGCAACCATTCGCTGCTCAAGAACTCGACGTTCTCGAGCTATTCGATCGCGGGGAGCTTCTCGAGCAGCGTGTATACGCTGGTGTCCGGCGACTCGGTGTCCGGCTGGACGTTCGACGACCTGACCAACGTCACGCTGGACCAGAACACGGCAGGCATTGCGCTCGCCGGTGGCGTCGTCGGCGACGCGACCCCGACCGCGCTCCGCTTCGACACGAACGCGGTTGCAACGCAGGCATTCTCCGTCCAGGGAATTAGGCTAAACGCGGCGCGTCCCTACATTCTGTCGTGCTGGGTGAAGCCAAACGCGGCCCTCACGGCGGGCACGCTGACGATCACATGGGGCAGCAAGACGCAGGCGTTTGACCTCTCGACGCTCACGGCAGGCTCCTACAACTTCCTGATTCTCGACCAGGACAAAGACCTCTGGCCGGCGAGCTTCTCACAGGCCGACTCGGAGATCGTTTTCACGTTCACTTCGCTTGACTCGACATGCCACCTCGACGAGGTGTATTTCGGCCCAATGGAGCCGTTTGACGGGACATGGTTCCACCTCCGCGCGGGAACGACCAAGTTCCTGCTGGACGACAAGATCACGGTGACCGACGCGCTGACCTCGAGCGACTCCAAGATCCAGAAATGGCTCTGGCGAGCGTATGCGCGGCACCTTCCGCACGTCGCGGCTGCAACGCAGATCACGGCGGCGGCAGGTCGAACGCTCACGTTCGCGGACTCGGGCGGCAGCGACACGATCACGGCGAGCTCCGGGAGCTTCATTTCTGACGGCTACAAGGTCGGAATGCTCGTCACGGTCGCGGGCACGACCTCGAACAACGGCACCACGGGGGCGATCGCAACGGTCACCGCAACGGTCCTCACGTTCGGGAGCGACACGACGCTATCCGCCGAGGGTCCTCTGTCGGCGACGGCGACTCTTGACGCGACGGCAAACATTCCGGACCCGTCCTAATGTCGCTCACGACAGCGGTCACCGATCGGATCAGCAGCGTAATGCTCGTCCAGATCACGAACCACGACAGCCCTTCGGCAACGTCGCTCAACTCCACGCGACTCGCTGCGGCTGTCGCGGACGTTGAGGCGATCTTCGAGCAGGAGGTTGGCGTTGCCTTCGACGCGTCGGTAGCTGCCCATGTCCCGGTCGGGGTTGACGGCGTGCTGGCGACCTTGCACCAATACACCGGGATCACGGGCAGGAACGTCAACGAGATCCGGCAGCGCTTCGAGCGCGGGCTGATCCGACTCGCGCAGACCCTCGGCGGAGAGCAGAGGTTGCTGCCGTCCACGTCGAGCAAGGGAACGGTCTCCGAGCAGGACGACTCGCGGCTCGTGGACTACGACAGGTCGCGCTGGGACGGATTCGTTCCTCGAATGCCGAACGACCAGGACGGCGAACGCTTCGCCGGGGAGTAGCGAATGGCAACCGTCGAGGTCGGCAACTCGAGCGAGTTCCAGGCGTTTGCTGACTCGATCGGTGACCTGTCCCCTGTGCTCGACGGGCTCGGCGCTCTCCTTACCGCTCGGGCTACGGCCACGTTTCGGAAGCAGGCGAAGGGGACCAAACCGTGGCCCGCGAGGCTGACCCCCAACATTCCGGGGATCATTTCCGATCTCAACAAGGGCGGGAACCCGAAGGCTCGGAGGTTTGATCCGGGACAGGCCCTCGTGGACACGGGTACGCTCCGGCGGTCTATCGCGTGGGAGGTTGACGGATCAGGCCACACCCTGACGGTGGGGACCACGGTTCCATACGCCAAGGTCCACAACGAGGGCGGCTCGTCGAAGATCAGCCTTTCCGCGGACGGGCGCGCGAAGCTCGTCGGGTGGCTTCGCGAGAACAAGTCACTGGCCTCGCCAAGGCTCGTGCTGCTGCTCACCAAGCCCAATGTGACGACCAGGGTCCGAAAGCGAGAGTTTCTCTCGATCGACAACGACGACAGGAAGCTGATCCAAAAGACGATCGAGGACGGGATAGCGGAGCTCAATGGCGGCCAGTAGCGCACTCACGGCAATGCGAGTTCCGGGGACCGTCACGGTCGGCGGCACCGAGATAGGTCTGCTCCGAGACGTGCAGCTCCGGCGGAAGGAGCTCGGCGGCAGGGTGGACCTCACGGCAGAGGAGTATGCGGGCGAGGTCGTGGACGTAATGCTCGGCGCCGTCGCATGGGAGCTCGGAATGGCGCTCCGTGGATTCGACGCCACCGCGATCGCCGCCGTGTTCCCCAATGTGGCCGGCGGGAAGGTCAAGTTTCCTGGGACGAAGGCGCCGGGATACTGGCGGTCAAAGGACGCCGTAGCCGTCGTGTTTACGCCGCTCGAGTCCTCTCACCCGTCGATCAGCATTGGCAGCGCAATCCCGCTCGTCGCCGAGGACCTGATCGTTGACCTCGGCAAGAGGGCGGAGCACCTGATCCTGTGCAAGTTCTTGGTTACGCGTGAGTCTGGGGAGCTGTCGTGGGGATAGACGGCGACCTCATAGAGTTTGGCGAGACGGTTGCACGATTCATTCGCCAGGGAGGCGTGTTTGGTTGGACTACGTTCTGCTGCCTGTCCGAGGACCAGCAGGAGGTTGCGGCGCGCATTGCAGACGAAGTGTCTGCGGTCCGTGCTGTCCAGGCCGGAAGGGCGGCGCGCTCAGCAGAGGGCGGCGCGGCGGTCCTCTCGCCGTTCGACGACGGCGACGCGGCTGCGTCTGTGGCGCTCGCGCGATTCATGGAGCGTGAGGCGTGAGCAGCTTCGACGTAGCGGTGCGCGTCAAGGCGATACTGGCTGCCGCCGTCTGGCCAGGCGTTGGCGGCCAGCTCGTGTTCGGAAAGGTGCTAGTGAGCGCCGGCGTGAACCTCGAGCAGACGCGCAGCCAGCTACGGTTTCCGTTCGTCCGGATCATTCCCGACACCCTCGAGGTGGACGACGAGGCGGACGACCTCGTTACGCAGAGGTTCACGATCAGCTTGTTGCAGAGCGTCGCGGGCGACCCTTGGGG